AATTAACCATGTGTTTTGGAGGAGGAGGCGGCTCGTCTGCCCCAGCACCACCACCACCCCCACCGGCTCCCCCGCCGGCCCCACCGGCCCCTATCCCTGCGCCCCCACCGCCGCCGCCTGCAACTCAGCTTGCCCCACAGAAAACTGATCTTGAAACTACTCGGATCCGTTCGGGCAACGCTGATGTTGAGGCTAAGCGTCGTCAACGTCAAGGTACTCAGCGTCTGAAGAAGAAAGCTCCTCAAGAGCGTCAGACTCTTCGGACTGGTGCACAGCAACAGCAAACTCCTCAAGCACCTGGTGCTGGTGGTGTTAGCTATGGTGGACAAGTCAGTGGTTCTGGCATGTCTTTGAACATCCAACGTCCTAAATAATGAAAAGCGCACGGCAACGTTACCATGAACTAACGAGTGGCCGTACCGCATTTCTTGATATTGCACTTGAGTGTGCAAAGCTAACAATTCCTACGCTGCTTATGCACGAGGAGACGACAACCGATTACACTCGGTTCAAGACTCCTTGGCAATCAGTAGGAGCAAAGGGGGTAGTGACTCTGGCATCTAAGCTGATGCTCGGGTTGTTGCCTCCTTCTACTTCGTTCTTTAAACTCCAACTGGATGACTCCAAGTTGGGAGTTGAGATTCCTGCTGAGGCAAAGAGCGAACTGGATCTAAGCTTTGCTAAGATTGAACGTATGATCATGGAAAGCATTGCTGCTTCTACTGATCGTGTTCAAATCTTCTCAGCGATTAAACATCTTGTGGTCACTGGTAATGCCCTTCTTTACATGGGTAAAGACGGCATGAAGATGTACCCGCTTAATCGTTATGTGGTTGAGAGAGACGGTAACGGAAACGTAACTGAGATTGTTACTCGGGAACGTGTTAATCGTAAACTTCTTGGTCCTGAATTTGAAAACCCAAAACAACTAAGTGTTGTTGATCAAAGTGTAGGCAGCAAGTTTGAAAAAGACGTTGATGTTTACACCTGTGTAAAGCTCACAAAGAAAGGATGGTCTTGGTATCAGGAAGCTGATGACAAGGTTCTTCCTAACAGCTATGGTAAAGCTCCTAAGGACAAGAGCCCTTGGCTTCCCCTCCGCTTCGTAACCGTCGATGGAGAGGACTACGGGCGTTCTAGAGTTGAAGAGTTCCTTGGGGACCTACGCTCTCTTGAAGCCCTCATGCAGGCGCTTGTAGAGGGCTCTGCTGCAGCTGCTAAAGTTGTGTTTACTGTTTCTCCTAGCTCTACCACCAAGCCTGCTTCCCTAGCGAATGCAGGTAATGGTGCTATCATCCAAGGACGCCCTGATGATATCGGGGTTGTTCAGGTTCAAAAGCAAGCGGACTTCCGCACTGCCTTTGACCTTGCTGGTGTGCTGGAGAAGCGCATCTCTGAAGCATTCCTGATTCTGAATGTACGTCAGTCTGAACGGACTACTGCTGAAGAAGTTAGGATGACTCAGATGGAACTAGAGCAGCAGCTGGGTGGCTTGTTCTCCCTGCTGACTAGCGAGTTCCTCATCCCTTACCTTAATCGTAAGATGCTCGACCTGACTCGGAGCAAGCAGATCCCTACCCTACCTAAAGGGTTAGTCAATCCTACGATTGTTGCTGGCATCAATGCTCTGGGTCGTGGACAGGATCGGGAATCCCTGATTCAGTTTGTAACTACCATTGCACAAACCATGGGACCTGAAGCTCTGCAACAGTTCCTTAATCCTGATGAAGCTATCAAGCGTCTAGCTGCTGCTCAAGGCATCGACATCCTCAACCTTGTCAAAGGTATGGAGCAGATTAAGAGCGAGCAACAGCAAGCTATGCAGAAGCAGATGCAGATGTCTATGGTTAACCAGTCAGCACAGATGCTCAGTGCTCCACTCATGGATCCTTCTAAGAATCCTCAAGCAGTGGATGCTGTACAAGCTGCTATGCAGAACCCTGCCTTACAACAAGGTATTGCTAATATGGCAGGTCAACCTCAACAACCGCCCGCTTAATTTAACTAGCACCGTTTATGGCTATTAACATTGCATACGATCCATCTGATGATCCCGAAGCTATTGCAGCCCGTGAGGCTGAAGAAGCTGACTCTCTTGAAGTTGGGGAAAAGATGATGCAAGACCAGCAGGATCTTCTTGCTGGTAAATACAGAAATGCTGAAGAGCTTGAGAAAGCTTACATGGAACTTCAGCAACGCTTTAGCAGAGGCGAAGAAGAAGAGTCTGAAGAAGTCGAAGAAGGTGAAGTAGAAGAGTCAGTTGATGACGGCTACGAACGCTACGACGAAGAAGGCTATGTCAACTTCGATGCTGTTAAAGATGCCTATGGTGAAAACCTTGCTGATGTATTCCAAGAAGCAGGGATTGATCCGTGGGACATGAATGACCACTTCTATCAAAATGATGGTACTCTCACCAATGAGATGTATGATCAGCTGAACGAGGCAGGCTTTAGTGATGAAGTCATTGATGCTTACCTTGGTGGTCTCCGTAGTCAAATGGGTTATGATGATTCAGAAGCTATCGCTTTGTCTGATTCTGAGATTAGTCAGATCAAAAACATTGCTGGTGGTGATGAAGGTTATCAACGCCTAGTTGACTGGGCAGGACAGAACCTGCCACAAGAAGACATCGAAGCATTCGATGAAGTCATTAACACCGCAAACCAAGCCGCTGTACGATTTGCAGTGAAAGCACTTATGTCTCAATACGAAGATGCCATGGGTCGAGATCCTGAACTTGTGACTGGTAAACAATCCAGCCAAGGAGAGGGCTATCGCAGTATGGCAGAAGTTGTACGCGATATGTCCGACTCAAGGTATGATACGGATGAGGCTTACCGCATGGATGTCATGCGTAAACTTGAACGATCTAACCTTAAAGTTTGATGACTGTACTTACTCAACAGGCTCCCAGTTCATCCTGGGAGTCTTTTTGTGACTGGGTAACCAGCACTAATAACCGTCTTTATGTTGGTTGGTTTGGGGTCCTCATGATCCCCTGCCTGTTGGCAGCAACCACTTGTTTTATTCTGGCCTTTGTGGCCGCTCCACCTGTTGACATTGATGGAATCCGCGAACCCGTTGCGGGATCCTTGTTGTATGGAAACAACATCATATCAGGAGCCGTCGTTCCGAGCAGCAATGCCATCGGACTACACTTCTACCCAATTTGGGAAGCTGCTTCACTTGATGAATGGCTGTACAACGGGGGTCCATTCCAACTCACAGTATTCCACTTCCTCATTGGCGTCTATGCTTACATGGGACGAGAGTGGGAACTTAGCTATCGACTAGGCATGCGCCCTTGGATCTTTGTTGCGTACTCTGCTCCGGTCGCTGCTGCGACTGCCGTCTTCCTTGTTTACCCGTTTGGACAAGGTTCTTTTTCAGATGCTATGCCCTTGGGGATATCCGGCACCTTCAACTACATGCTGGTGTTCCAGGCTGAGCACAATATTCTTATGCATCCTTTTCACATGTTGGGTGTGGCCGGCGTTTTTGGTGGGAGTCTTTTCTCTGCTATGCACGGCAGCCTGGTCACGTCGTCGCTCGTTCGTGAGACGACTGAAGACATGTCTCAAAACTATGGCTACAAGTTTGGTCAAGAAGAAGAAACGTACAACATTGTAGCAGCACATGGTTACTTCGGACGCCTCATCTTCCAATACGCGAGTTTTAACAACAGCAGAAGTCTGCACTTTTTTCTGGCTGCTTGGCCTGTTGTTGGTATCTGGTTCGCTGCTCTTGGCGTCAGTACGATGGCTTTTAATCTTAACGGCTTTAATTTTAACCAGTCCCTTCTTGATAGTCAGGGACGTGTTGTTCGTTCTTGGGCCGATATCCTTAACCAAGCGAACCTGGGATTTGAAGTCATGCACGAGCGCAACGCTCACAACTTCCCTCTGGACCTTGCTTCTGTTGAGGCAACTCCGGTGGCTCTTTCCGCCCCCACTGTCGGCTAATGAACGACACGAACATCTGGCCTACTGAACCTCCTGTTATTATGACTGACCATCCTTACGGTGTTCCCCACAATGAACGAGCTGAACAGCTCAACGGTCGCCTTGCTATGCTTGGCGTCATGGCTGCTCTTGGCGCTTACGCACTGACTGGACAAATCATTCCTGGCATCTGGTAATGCCTTTCAAGTCTAAGAAACAAGCTGCCTTCTTAGCTATCAATAAACCTGAGGTTTACAAGAAGTTTAAGAAGGAAGAAAAGAAACGTAAGTACGTTAAGAAGAATGGCTAACAAAAAAAGAAAGGAGCTGACTATTGCGGCATCCTTTGAGATCAACCCTAAAGGACATAGGGATGCCATGAAGGGTAAGAAAATCTACGAGAAGGGTACGAAAACTACGAACCCTAACGAGAAAGAAACCTTCATGAAGCGGACTGGTCCTCAGCTTCCTCTCGCTAAAAAGAAAAAGAAAGGAGGCAAGAAGAGCTATGGCTAAGCCTGGACTCTATGCTAACATTCACGCTAAGCGTAAGCGCATCGCCCAGGGTTCTGGTGAGAAGATGCGTAAGCCTGGCTCCAAAGGCGCTCCTACTGCTGCACAATTCAAAGCATCAGCTAAGACTGCCAAACCAAACAAACGTAAGTACGCCGCATAGGACGCACGTTCATCCCCTTCGGGGGACGCATGTCGCCTGACCATGGAACGGGGGTCAGGTACTTCGGTCCTAAACGATGACTAAAGTTGAACTGGATGCCCGTGTACGGGAACAAAAGCAGGCTGAAAAGCAGGCTAAGTTGAAGTATCGCGGCGTTGCTTACATTAAACTTACTAACCGTTAATTTCACAACATGAAAACCTTTATCACTTCTATTGCTTTCATCGGTCTTGCTGCTCCTGCCATGGCTGGTCCCTACGCTAACATTGAAGCTAACAGTGGTTTCACTGGCTCTGACTACAATGGTACTGCAACGGACTTCCACGTTGGTTACGAAGGAGAAGCTGGTGCTGCTAGCTGGTACATACAAGGTGGTCCTTCCTACATCAGCCCTGATGGCGGTGAAGGCGAGACCATCGCTACTGGTAAGCTGGGCGGCTCTGTGGCTGCAGGCGAGAAGCTCTCGATCTACGGTGAGCTGTCTGCTGCCTTTGATGACGTCAACAGCTATGGCACCAAAGCTGGTGTGAAGTACAAGTTCTGATAAAACGGATTGGGGGCACCTCAGAGTCGGACCCCCTTTCCCTTGGCATTGGCCTCTACGGAGACACCCTTTGCCGCAGCTGTGGCATTGAGACGCCCTTAAGTTCTCAAAACATTTTATGGATCCTATTCAAATTGCGTGGGCTGCTGGTCTTTACGAAGGTGAAGGTACAGTACGTCGTCAACTAGAAATCGAGATGACTGATAAAGATGTCATCAATAGGTTTCGTGATATCATGGATTGCGGATACGTGACTTACCGTGAACGTCCAGACGTCAAACCTACTTGGCGTTGGAGGGTTGGTAACAAGCGTGATGTAAGCCGATGTCTGACACTGATGCTTCCTTTCTTCGGAAACAGGCGAGCCTACAAAGCTCTGAATATTCTAGATAGTATAGAGCTAACCTGATTACTTTAACTATCTCTTTTTAACAATGGCTAACGCTACCCAAACTGCGCTAGGCCGGTCTAATCTTAGCACCGGTACTGGCTATGATGGGGCGAATGATAAGTACGCCCTTTATTTGAAGCTCTTCTCTGGTGAGATGTTTAAGGGCTTCCAGCATAACACGATCGCTCGTGATCTGGTTATGAAGCGGACTCTGAAGTCCGGCAAGAGTCTCCAGTTCATCTACACTGGACGCATGGATAGCTCGTTCCATACTCCTGGGACCCCTATCCTCGGCTCCGGTGATCCCCCGGTGGCTGAGAAGACCATCAACGTGGACGACCTGCTGATCTCCAGCGCCTTCGTTTACGACCTGGATGAGACCCTTGCTCATTACGAGCTGCGTGGTGAAATCAGCCGTAAGATTGGTTATGCTCTCGCTGAGAAGTATGACCGTCTGATCTTCCGTGCTATCGCTCGCGGTGCACGTGCTGCTCACCCCATCTCTGCTAGCGGCAAAGTTGAGCCCGGTGGTTCGACCATCCAAATTGGTTCTGGTGCTGGTGCCCTTGCTGACGCTCTGGACTCTGACAAGATCGTGGCTGCCTTCTTTGAAGCTGCTGCTGTCCTGGATGAGAAGGGTGTGTCTAGCGAAGGTCGTGTGGCTGTCCTCAGCCCCCGCCAGTACTACGCTCTCGT